ATCTTGTAATGAGTCTAGAAATTTAGTTACTGACTCTAGCATATCTAAAGAATAATCGATAATCACTATTTCACCCTCCTTAATTTTAATTGTTCTTTAAATTTAAACAATTGATCGGTCAATGAATTGTTAACATCTAAAATCAGATCTTTATCTTGCGCCATGTCTTTCAATTCTCCAAAATGAGTATCGGAAATTTGAAAATTAATATCATTAATCGAGTCATTTATGCTAGATAATTCACTAGAATAGTTAAACAAGATCGCGTGTTCTAAACTATTCAATTGAATATCATTTAGCTCATCAACAAGCTTTGAAATTTCTTCTAAATTTCTACGTATTTTTGATTTAGTACTAGGAGTAATCATTTTTATTCTCGCTTTCGAGCCTTTGGCTCTTTATTTTTTTTGTTTACTTTATTTTTGATTCGGTTCTGTGACCGACCATTAAATATAGAGCTTTTTTTAGGTTATTTCCTAGCTATTTCTAGAGGGTGGCGAGAGGGGAAAATGAGAAATCCAGGGAGGGAGTATCCCTGACATAGAAAAACGTAAAAACAACGTTTATAATAATGTTGAAATTACATAATGTTAAAAATATATAGATTAACGTTTAAATTAACGTAAATTAACGTATGGATAAACTTAAAAGAACTAATGGTCTACTTAAAAAGCAGACTGCAATAGAAATAATAGCAAGTAACATTGGTGTTGATCAAAAGATAGTAGCAGAAAAGATAGGAATATCTACTCCAACTATGAGGTCATGGCTTTCTGATCCTGATTTTATTGAAGATATATATACAAGATACATGGAGATAGCAGGTTTTGAAATTCCTTCAGTAATTCAAGCAACTATTGGTGAGGCAAAGAGAGGTAATGTTCATGCTGCAAGACTCATATTAGAGCATTTTGGCAAATTAGAAAATAAATTAAAGATACAAGTTGAAAGTAATTTTGAAAAGTTTATGAAATCTGATGCAAAGGAGGCAGAGTTTTTTGAAGTTACAAATGAGCAGAGTGAGACCTTAGATTTACTTTCAGAGCATGTAGGAACTAAAATAAAATTACCTGAGAGAGATAATTCTAACAATGATCCTGATGAACGTAGAAAACAGGAGAAAAAACGTTTAAATAGTAGAATTAGCACATATAATCGTGCAAAACGTTCAATTGATAAGAAGAAACAAAATGAAAGATATGCAGTTCGTCAAAGAGCTTCTAAAGTTGGCTTAGATTTATTACCTCCCGGAAGACATACTAAAACTGTTAGAGATGAATGGATGAAAAAACTAGAAGAATTGGAAAAATAAAATTCATAAAGACTCTTATTCTTTTTTTAATTATTTAAAACATATATTATATTATATATTATATATATTATATATATATATTATTAATATAGCAGGATTTTTCAAAAAAACAAGGATTATTTTAATAAAATGATGAAATTTGTAATATTTTCGATGTTATTAACACCAAATGATAGTAATATTTACCCCATGCCTCCATCAAATGAAATAGAAGTAGATGTATCTAGACGTAGAGGCAAAGGAAACAGAGGAAAACGTAGAGGTGGAGGTGGTTTAAGATAATATATGCTAACATCTCAACTAGATCAGTCTAAAGTTTGGGAGTTTAAGAAGAAATGGTTTAATTTTACGAACTATGTTCCTCATAGTGGTCAAGAGAAACTACATTTCCCAGATAAAAGAGCTAGATTTACCGTTGCTGTATGTGGAAGAAGATGGGGCAAGTCTGTATCTGCCTCCAAAGAGATAGAAATTATGCTGAATATCCCTAAGACTAGGTCTTGGGTAGTAGCTCCAACCTATCAAACTGCTGAAAAAGTATTTAGAGAAGTTTGGCATAGTATTATTCAAAATCGTGATCCTGAAAAAAACCTACCAACAAGAAGAGCATCTTATAAAGATATGTATATCGAGACTGCTACAGGCTCTATCTTTGAAGCAAAGTCAGCAGATAATCCAAATTCTCTAGTTGGAGAAGGTTTAGATTTACTTATTCTTGATGAGGTTGCTAAACAAAAGAAAGTTGTATGGGAAATGTATCTAAGACCTACTCTTTCTGACAGAAAAGGCAAAGCAATTTTTATTACTACACCTGAAGGATACAATTGGGTATATGATTTATATTTGAAAGGACAGACAGATGAAGAATGGCTCTCTTTTAACTCGCCTTCTTGGGAAAATCAGTTCGCTTACCCTCAAGGCTTGGAAGATTCTGATCTCATTGAAGCAAAAAGGAATCTCTCGCCTGAAGTCTATGAGCAGGAGTATGGGGCAAAGTTTACCAGTTTCGCAGGTCGTGTATACTCTTTTGAAAGAGATATCGATATGGGGAACTTTAGTTATAATCCTGATTTTCCAACTTATTGCTCTATCGACTTTGGCTATAGGATGCCTGCTGTCGGATGGTTTCAAACTAATATGGTCGAAGGTCACTGGCATATTAACATCATAGATGAAATCATTCATCAGGAGAATATAAAAACAGATGAGCTTGTTAAACAGATTAAGCAGCGACCTTATAACGTTCAAACTTACTTTGGAGATCCAGCAGGAAAATCGGTCCAGGGACAAAGTGGTTTGGGAGATATAGAAATCTTTCGTAAATTTGGAATAGGTATACGCTCTATTAGAGACAGGGTAAGTACCAACATTGCATCAGGAGTCTCTCACGTTAGAGGTTTTATAGAGAATGCTAATGGAGAAAGATTCGTTCATTTAGATCATAAATGTAAAGGACTAGCAGAAGACTTTGAAAATTACCGTTACCCAGAGCATAAAGAGGGATCAAACTTGAAGTTAGACCCTGTAAAAGATGGCTACCATGACCATGGTATGGATATGGTTAGGTATTTCTTTATTAATAGATTTCCAATCCGAAACACTAAACTGAGGCTAGAACCGAGATGAGCTATGCAGAAGATATTATAAGACAAGCGGTCAAAGATAAAAAATTAGATAATTCAAGAGGAAGAAGAAGGCATATTGAAAAGCTCTTAGATTATTATACAGGAACTGATACTTGGAAATATATTGCAGGTAGAGAGGGGAACTATTTTGATTCTCAATCTTTTAATGAAGTCCCTCCTTACAATATGAACCTTACTAAAAAATTTGTTGACAAGAAATCAAGAATTTATACACTTTCTCCAAATCGTGACCTTGGAAACAAAAGTTCAAATAAATTATACGATGGACTATTGTTTTATAAAAATCTTAGAATGAAGCATATCGAGAGGATGACTAATTTAATTGGAACACCTGCAGTTCGTGTTATGTGGGAAGAAGATGAGAATAAAAAATGTTTTGAATATCGTGTAGTGTACTATTACGATGCTTATTTTTCTCCAAATAATCCTTATACTCCTACTGCAATTATTTATCCAATTTTAAATCCTACGCAGCAAGTTGATTATTCAGACCCACCGGAATTTTCCTATTGGGACAGTCAGGTAAATATAATTTATAATGAACATGGAAATATAAAAGAAGAATATCCAAATCCTTATGGAGTATTGCCATTTGTGTTTCCAAGAGATACAGAACAAATTGACGATTTTTACGGAGAAGGCTCGACAGATGTCGTTGCTACCAATGAACATTTGAATATTCTAATGACTGAGCTTATGCTAGGTCTAAGATTTCAGATGTTCGGACAATCCTGGGCATCTGGTGTCTACGAGGATCAGCCGATTGCCAGAGTTGGCTCTGATAAGCTGATCAACTTACCTGTTGATGGTCGATTCGGTATAGAGTCCCCAGGAGGCGATCCTCAAAAAGTATTAGAAATTGCTAAAGGTATGATTGAAATGTTAGCAATCTCAAAACATATGTATGTAACATTTGATTCTAATCAAGATAGACCTTCTTCCGGTCTTGCTCTTCGCATCAAAGACTTTGAGTTCGTAGAAGATTATAAAGATGATATAGAAACTTGGAGAATCTTTGAAAACGATTTATACAAGTTAGAGAAAATTATAGCAGAAATAAATGATGTTAATCTTCCTGATAAATTTTCAGTAGATTTTAAAGAACCTGAATATCCTCGTTCAATTAGTGAACAAATCCAAAAAGATGATTGGGAATTATCTAACGGATTGCTTACATTAGAAGAGATTCTAAAGCGTAATAATTCAGATTTATCTTTAGAACAGGCAAGAGAAATTATAGCTAAAAATAAAGAATCCATAGAGCCAAAAGAAGAGGATATTATAGAACAGGATGTCAGAAGCGAAGGAAAGAATTAGATGGGAACAGGCATTTAAAGATGCCTTGCAAGAAATTGCAACTGGTACTGAAGCTAGTATCTTAAAAGCCTTTGATAGTGAACATGGCTATAATTCAAAAGGTGTTAAAGTAGCTTGGCCGGAATTAAATACTGAATATGTAATCAATAGCCCTCCTAGGGGTAGAGGTGGGTCAGCACATCCTATATTATTTGTCAAAGGAGACCTCCGATCCTCTATTAAAGCAGTTGTTGAAGGATGGGTTCTTAGCACAGATGTTACTAGCCAAAAAATGAAACCTAGAGGTAAAGGCTCTATATCTGTTGCAGAAATTTCTTCTATTCTACATGGAGGAAGACCTCATACAAATCCATCTTCAGATTGGATAGAAGGTTCTCAAAATATAGAAGATATTTTTGAAAAACATCTTAAACAAGCATATAATGATATTCTTGAAGGGAATATATAAAACAAGGGAGCATTATGACTAAAAAAGATATGAAGAAAATAGAAGAATTAGTTAAAGAGATATTAGACGATATGCTATATGAAGTAGAGCCATTAGAAGTACAAAGCTATGGTGATACAACGTTTTCTGTAACAGTATTACAGGAAATGGAGGCATATCTAGGACATGAAATAGACTTTATGGCAATTTCCTAGTTGCATAGTATTTCTAGAATAGTTTAACTTTACCACGAAAAAAACCAGGAGAAATTATGACAGAAGAAGGAGTTCAGATGAACGAAGAAACAAAGTCAGTACAGGAAAGTACGCCTGAGATTCAAGATGAATCTGTTGATTATAAAGCACTCTATCTTGACGAAGTGCAGAACGCAAAAAAACTTCGCAAGAGAGCGCAGGATGCAGAGACAACAATTCAAGAAACTACGAAGATACAGGAAACTCAAAAAGTCAAACAAATGAAAGAGCAGGATAAATATAAGGAATTATATGAATCTGTTGCTCCATTTAAAGACAAATGGGAATCTCATGAGTCTAAGCGTAGAGAAACGTTGCTCTCAAAGCTGCCAGAGGAAGATAGAGAGAGTTTAGGTCAGAAAGATTTAGATACTCTCGAATATATTGTTAAATTAAAAGACGAGGCAAAGCCAGTTAATCCGCAGCATTCGCCTAACCAATCTCGCAACATAAACTCCAATAATATTAATAAAGATTGGACAAGTTTAGAGGGCGAAGAAGGTAAGAAGAATTATGAGGCGTATTTAACTGAACTCGCTAAAAATAGATAATTAAAATCCTACTTGAAGGTCTTTATAGGCAGCTGATAGAGGATAAAATATAGGGAGTTAGAAAATGGCAAATTTAGATAGAGCTACAGGTGCTAATTTTATACCTGAACTATGGGCAGAGCCTATTTACAAGTTTTTCACGAGACAGAATAAATTAAGAGGTTCTGTTGATGATTATAGTTCAATGGTTAAAGGGCAAGGGGATACAATTCACATCCCTAAGATTGCATTAAAAGCTGCAGTAGCAAAGGAAAATTCAACAGCAATTACCTTTGGAACAGCAGCTACAGCAGGTAAAGTTGATTTATCTATTGATAAGCATTATGTTGTCCCTGAACTGTTTGAAGATATTGCCCTTATTCAGAGCAACTTTGAACTTATTTCCAAATATACTAAAATGATGGGTGAATCTATTGCTCGTCAAGTTGATGAAAATATGTGGGATGAGTTAGATGGCTTTCAAACAAGGCAGGATTTATCAGCAAATAATACTTTTGCAGCTAATGATTTGGAAACTACACTTGCTAATTTATATGCATCAGACTTAGAGCCTAATATGTGTTCTATGGCAGTTAATAGATTGATATTAGCTGATATTATGCATCCTTCAAGTGGTGTTGCTAGTTACTTTGTCCGTGCTGATGCTGTTGCCGGAAGTGGGCAGGAACTTAAAACAGGTGCTGTTGGTCTGATCTACGGCATGGATGTTTTTTATTCAAATGCAATTAGTATTGCAACAGATAATGACAAGTCTGTTGGTGCTGTTTATGTGCCAAGTGCTTGTGCATTTGCAGCCCAACAAGATGTAAGAGTCCAAGCTGATTATAGTATTGATCATCTTGGAACAAAGGTAACTGCAGATATAATCTATGGAATGAAATTACTTGATGAATCAGGTGATTTGCGTGGTTTACAGCTAGTTAACCTTGGTTAATCTTAGCGATTAATAACTATAAGGGGTGGGGAAACTCACCCCTTATTTATATGGAGAAATTATGATATATTTAAAAAATTTAAATGGTCAGATCAAAGAGATGAAAGATAGGGATGCGAGAGCTATTGATTCGATGGTGGATTCAGGTAGATGGGTAAGAGTTCAAAGTATAAAAGATTCGACACCATATTCAGCCCCTAAAAAGTCTACTAAAAAAACTACTAAAAAGAAATGAGAAATCCAAATGAAAATACTGTAACAGGTCAGAATAGAGTTATTCGCAAAAAAGGCGATTTAACTGGTGTTGGTAAAGGCGACTGGTTACGAGTAGATCTTATGGATGAGCAGTATAAGAAAAACTACGATAAGATATTTCGTAAAGAAAAGTAGGTTAATTCTACTTTTATTATCCCCTGGTAACCCTTAAATTATAACAATGATTAAAGAGATAAAAGAGATAGTAGAGTATGCTCTCTATAAAATTGATTCTTATAGTGATGATGCTCTAGCAATGGTAGTTCGTACAGGGATGGCAGAATCAGGATATAGGGCATTGAAAGGCTACGGTGAAGGAAACCCTGCAATTGGATTTTGGCAGATTGAACCAGCTACCATGAATGACATGATAAATAATTATATACACTACCGATCACATTATAAGAAGAATCTTATTTCCCTAGGAATGAATTTTGAAAACGATACAATTATGTCTGTTATGTCGAATATGGCAGTACAGGCAGCACTATGTAGACTTCATTATCGTAGAGACAAACACCCAATACCATCTTGGGATGATTTGGAAGGTCAAGCAAGTTATTGGAAGCGAGTATATAATACTGTTGAAGGCAGAGGAACAGTTCAGCATTTTATGAAGACCAATAACGATGTTGGATTCGATTAAATTAATATTCATTAATAGACCATTTTCTAGTTTAAGCACATCCTTTGGTGGTTACCTGCTATCGTTGACAGAATTTTTAACTCCTCTTTTAAGATTTTTAATCCTAGTTTTTAGTACCGTGACAGCATTTTCCGTAGCATACGTTCATTATAACAGAGCAAGGAGAGAATGGCATGGCGAAAAAAACTCCCGTAAGAAGGACAATAGTAACACCAGATAAGCATTTTCCTTTAGCCTATATGCCGGCTATCAAAGTTGTTTGCAAAGCTATAGAAATTTTAAAACCTGATTCTTATATTGATTTAGGAGATACAGGTGAATGGGAATCCTGTTCTCATTGGAAATGGAAGAAGAAGAAAAGACCTCCCCTTGAATATCAAATGCCTTCAATTGAAAAAGACATAATAGATGTTAATAAAGGTATGGATATTATTGATGAATCTTTAGATAAGGTCAATTGCTATAATAAGCATTTTTGTGAGGGAAATCACGAAGATTGGCTTAATCGCTTTAATTACGAGCATCCCTATTTAAATCTTTCTGTATATGATGCATTGCAATTAAAAGATCGTGGCTACAGCTATCATCCTCTAGGAAAATATTTAAAGATAGGTAAATTGCATTTCTATCATGGACATCATTATGGTACTATCAATCATGCTAGGAATCATCTTATGAAACTAGGTGTTAATATTATGTATGGTCATCATCACGATGTACAGCAGGCATCTGTTACACATATGGATGGACAGAAGTCTGCCTGGTCAATTGGATGCCTGAAAGATATGAGTGATGAGGAAAATAAATGGCTAGGATATCGTAAAACTAATTGGAGTCATGCTTTTTCTATTGTAGATTTCTTTGAAAGTGGGTATTTTACGGTACATGTAATTCAGATAATTAAGGGCAAAACCTCCCTTTGGGGCGAGATTATAAATGGGAATAAGTAATGGACATCTTTCAGGTTATAGAAACATTAGGAGTTCCTATTGCTGTATCAGTAGGTTTAGGATATGCTCTTATGTACTTGATAAAGTTTATTACTAAGGATATCAAGGCTGATATAAAGAATTTATATGAAATTACCGTGAAACTTATAGATAGTAATAGACAGGCTAAAGATGAAACTAAAAAAACTATGACAGCAGTTAACACAATTAAGGATATGTTTATAAAGTTTATCAATGGATTCAGAAGCGGAAAAGATTAGGTGGGAGAAAATAGAGAAAAGATTGTCTCATTTAGAGGCTCTTTCACATCCTTCTGTAAATTGGGAGAGAAAAATACGATCTGTAGAAGATGCCTATAATAGATTATATGATTTAATAAAAAATAAAATAGGAGATAAGTGATGCCACAAATAATTGCATTCATAACAAAAACATTGTTAACTGAAAAAATAATGAAAGTAGTTGTAATTGCTTTAGGAGATTATCTAGTAAGGAGTTCAAAAAACAAATTAGATGATATAGCTTGGGCGCAGGTTAAAAAAGCATTAAAATAAATGAATGATATAAAATTACAAGAGGGACATCCTATTGATGAGAATCTACGACCTTTAAAAGTAGGGGATAAAAGTAGTAGCTTGGAACTTGCTGATACAGATAATGGTGCAAGAGTAAGAGGCGATCTTGAAATAACAGGAAGCATACCAAGAGTAAAGACTAATCGTATAGTATCACATAACCTTTATATTGCTGATGATACTTCTATATATATGGATTCAAGAAGGGGCGAGTTCTATATGTTGGAAAATGGAAGAGAATTTAGTTCTTCAGGTAGTGCTTATGCAGGTATGATCTTGGGTTATACAAGAATACAAAATGATGGGACAAATTCTCCTGATAATGTAATATCATTAACTACCACTATGACAGTTCTCCAAACAGCATCAGGAACAGATGTTGGAGTTACCTTTGTAGCACCACCATCAGGAAATGTAGAAATTCAATTTAGTTGTTATTTTTATTCAAGTTCAACAACAGTAGGGTTTGCATTATCTGATAATGCAAGTTTTAATGAAGTAGATGAAACCCACACTTACGATCAGGGTGCATATAGAATGGATGAAACAGACTCCAATACAATAAATATTCCATTTGCAGTTACAGGCTTGACAAGTGGAACAGAATATACATATTATATTGGGGCAGAAGAAGTGATAGGTTCAACGGCAAAAATATATCATGGCAGATTTAGATTAACTGGGAGTCATTATCCACCAATAATAGTTAAGGCAATAGCATTGCCTGATACAATAAGAACAGGAGAATAAATGCCTACTTTTACAGGACAAGCATTTGCGAATTTTTATAAAAGAATTTTACAGGTAAGCCAAACTACCAATACAGGTGTTGATTCTACAACTCGTTTTATTGAGGATGGTACAGGTGTTAAAACTGCTATAGGAATAGCCGATGACCAACTATTAGTAAAGCCGATAAATGATAATTCTATTTCTACTTTCGATGTTCAAAATAATGCAGGCAATGGGATATTAAAGGTAGATACAACTAATTCACTTGTTAAAGTAGGAGCATCACAAGTAAGTGCCACTACTCAATATGCTCATTTTGGATGTTCATCATCAGAAGTGGTTTCATTAAATTTTTTAGCAGATACACATTATGCTATACCATTTACTAATACTCAATATGGTGCAACTTCTGCAAATTATGCAATGGGTACTTCTACAACAGGCAGTTTTAATGACACAAATCCTGCTACAACTTTAACTATATCAGGTACAGCACACGAAATTGTAAGAACATATTGGTATGTAATGGACAACATAACAATAGATGCAGTTAAATGGCTTCATGCTGCTGATGCTGCAGCAGGAGAAGCAACAGCAGGGCATTTAATGGCTTATACAGTTGATATAGCCAATGGTTCAACAAGTGGTGATTTAACATCAGGTACTGTTGTAGCAGATGGTGCAAATATAACCAATGCAGGTTATGAACAGATATATTATCAATCAATGACAGTTCAATCAGCAGATGTAGATGCAGGAAAAGTTATTCTATTTACTTTTGCATCAGATACAGTTAATAGTGATTATTCAATTAATGCAACAGTTAAATATCATATTAGATAAGGAGAAATAATTATGCCAAACGGACAACCTGGTAACGGATTTGGAGGAGGGGGTGGATATTCACCTCCACCAAAAGGTACTTACGAAGGATCAGCAAGAAGAAATGGAAAGAAAAAAGAGCCTGTAACAAGTGTAAAAAAATCTATTGGTCATGTTGCAAGTGGCTCAGATTCAAATAAATTAATGTCATTTAGCCAATCTTTAAATACTGCAAGTGATGATGCTACTCTAACTTCTGTTAATGATGTTATACCAAGTAAAGTTGTTGTAACAAATACAGGTAATATTCCTACTCTTGCTATCTTTGTTTATGAAGAATATACTGATACTGATACAGATGCAGGACAAGCAACTGTTCAGACAATGTTACTACCAAATGAATCTGCAACTCCTCCGATAAAAGCAGCGATAGTTGAGGCAGGAAATAATCCATTAAGAGCATTAAATGGAACTGCAACTGATTTTACTACAACACTTGGCGATACTTCTAATACAACAGCAGATTTTGAATCTGATTCAGGTGATAATGTTGCATCAGGTGAATTTAACAATACAGATGATCCTGTTGTTTTTCAAATTGACAATGGGCATGAGAAATATCGTGTAGGAGATTATCTCCGTTGCGAAAATGAAATTGTAAAAGTAGAAGGCACTTATGATGATAATCCAACTACATCAGCAGTTGCAGATGATCATATTGTAGTATCAAGAGGACATTTTGGTAGCACAAATGCAGTACATAGTGGAACTCCTGATTTAATGTTCCCTTGCACTAATGAATACCATGATTATGATATAAAATTACAAGGTAATTCACAGCTTGTTTCAACTGATGGTTTAGGTAGATTTAAATTATCTAATTTCTTTGGATATGGGAGAAAAAATGCTACTGCTGATAATGAAACTTTTGGTGTTGTTGCAGGTTCGGTTTGCTTCAGATTTTGGAGTAAGGCATACCAAAATGTATTTATGGGTGGAACAGGTGCAACAGGTGGAACAGGTGGTTCTAATATTCCAATTTCCCCCTCAACAGATTCAAAATTAACTGCATCAACTGCTTATGCTTTTAATCTAACTATTGATGATTCAAGTGCTGTTACTGTTAGTTTTACAACTGATAGTTCAAATACAAACTTTGGTGGCTCTAATGGAGTAATAGCAAAGATACAAGATGCTATTAATACTGCTACAAGGACAGCAGGGAATAATCTATATGGTTATGGATGTACAGTTTCTATTAAAAATGGTGGATTAAGATTCACATCATCATCAAACTTATCACCACATGATGGAACAAATGGATCTAAAATATTACTTGCTGATGCAGGTAGTGGAACTAATCTTTTTGAAGGAACATCAGGAATATTCACTGATATATTAAATGTTCCATCAGCAGTTGCTCCTGTTATATCTCCTGTTTCTGTTTATGATCCTATTACTTATACAAAGACACCAAATATAGGTGCGATGTGTTATGATAATGGGGAAGGAGATTTAATATATAATAATAATAAAGTGGGGAAAATTAATTATGAAACAGGTGCTTTCGATATGACGATTCCATCTTTACCAAATGCAGAATTTGAATTTTCACTTTCTCACAGTTCTGTTTTTGCAGGTAAATTAGACAATGCAAAAGAAGATTCTAATAGTCTTATTGGAATCTATGGCAATGTAACAAATAAAAATATGACAGGTGAATTAAGGATAGAGGTCTTTTAATGCCTAAATCTAAATATAAAAAGAAACCTATGAAGTCAAAGAAACCTAAAAGAAGGAGATATTAATGGCTACTTCATCTACATATTGTACACATAGAGATTTAAAAGATATATATCCTAATCTAGATGAGTTTGATGCTAAAACCCCTATATATGGATGGTCAACAGTATCAAGTAATAAATATGCTGCCCATAATAGTGGCTTAGTTACCCAACTATTTGCAGATGGAGAGGATTTGGGTCCAGCACAATCTGCTCATACTGATTTAAATGTTGAAGGAGAATGGTTTTATAATTCAGCAGAGGATATATGTTATTATTACTCAGCAAGTACACCGGCAGATAAGTTAATGGAGGCAGGAGAAGAATTTTCAACACTAATAACACGAATTATGAAAAATGGATCAAGATATGTTGATTCTCGTATTGATAGTGGCGTTCCAAGAGATGCATTTAAAGACAAAGAGGGTAATTATGATTATTTTCTAATTAGAACAGCATCCTTAGTTTCTATATATTTTCTTATAAATTCTCATAACCCTGGATCAGATGTTGCAGAAAAATTCTTAGCAGAGGCTAATTTTAATATTGATCAGATAAATACTGGTAAAACAAAACTATCTTATCAAGTTACAGCAGATTCCGCAGGTGGAGTTGTTAGAGAGGTAACTTCTCCTCAAGCAGGCAATCCTTTATATATAGTAGATACTAGGGGTAGATATGCAGGTGTTTATGATTTAATGAAGATAATTATAACTACTGCAGGGGCGATAGGAACTGCTAAGTTTGATGTATATAATAAAGATGATACAGGTTTAAAGCAAAATAAAGTTTTAGATGCAGAGCTTATTACAGGAGATTATCAACATATAGGTGGAGGTCTTCAGGTTAGATTTTCAGGTAGTACAGATGCTTCTGCTGCAACCGTTAACGATGAATGGGAAATAGAGTGCTGGGGTCAATATGAATCTCTAGATGATTCTCCTGGTAGTGGTACAAATACTAGATTGACTCGTAGGACTTATTAGTTATAAATTATGGCTACAAGTTTTACAAACAATTGGAAGAATATCTTAGATAAGTTGCAAAGTGTAATTAGATCGGAATTTAAAAATACTTTGCCCACTTATAAAGGTTTTGATAATGATCCAGCTGGATCACAATATCTAAGGCTAATACCTATAGGTAGTGATCTTCTAGGATATAATATAACATCAGAAACAAGGGAATTTAGTATAAATATGATTCTACATTTTAAGAGTGCAAATATAAAAGAAACAGCTTTAGATCACATACTTAGGCTAGTTTCTAGATTAGAGTCTCTTATAGTAGACAATATTTCTATGACTCTTACTGATAGTAGTAATTTTTTTAATTGCAGAATTGAGTCTACATCGTTTGATTCAACTAATCCAGAAGAACATATTGTTACCCTTGATTTTAAAGGTGTACATATGGGCAATATAAGTTAGGAGAAAAACAATGAAATATGTATTAAAAAAAATAACATCAATATCTGCTATAAATGATTGGCAAGGTCTTGGCAAAGAAGTTGCAGAAAAATTAGAAAAAGGAGAATCTGTTGAAATAAAAGATGCTCCTAAATCCTTGCTTGATGGTGGATATTTAGTAGAGAATAAGAAAAAAGGAGATAAATAATGGCAACTTTAGACCAGACTGTATATTCAGGTAAACAATATGAAGCATTTATTTCAATTCAGTCAGATGCTTTGGGAACAAATGATGTAAGTGGAACATTGTATAAATTAAGAGTTCCAGAAGTTAGCGATATTGATTTTTCAGCTGGGTTTCAAACTGCTGATGTAGAAAGAACTGGTCAAAGAGTTTTAAGACCTACAGATCATATCAAGGTGTATAAAGGTGGTACTTTCACATGGGCTTTTGATGGCTTGGTAGTTGAAAATGAAGCATTGCTTCAAACTTTATTACAATTAGTAAGCGAAGATGCTTCTCCATCAGGAACTGTCTCAATACTTGGGAATCAGGGAACTGTAGCCTATGAGCAAGGTGCAACTACAGGAGAATATGCTTGTATAGTTTTATCTTCTCCTGATGCCGATAAAGATAGATTAATGCACAGTTCTATATTGCAAGAACTCACTTTGAGTATGAGTCCTGCAGATAACGGAGGTTTG